GGTGTTTGGTGAGGGGGAAAAGCCGCAATGATAAATATCCCGCTTGATAGCACACCAAACCAATCGTTTTCTGTGCGCCTTGAAAATCAGCTTTATTCTTTCACAATCAAGGAAACCAAAGGCGTTATGTCTTGCTCTTTGGTGCGTGATAATGTGACCGTTTTTGATGGGATGCGCTTAACTGCTGGCTCTCCGGTTATACCTTTCCAATACATGGAAACCGGAAACTTTGTCCTGACCACTTCAAATGGCGAAATCCCAGACTTTAATAAGTTTGGCGTGACACAGTTTTTGATTTATTTAACCGTCGCAGAGATGGAGGCAATTCGTGGAGCTTGACCCGCGCATTGTTCGTGTCGGTATTGAAGTGAATGGCCGCGTGAAATACTACGAAGGCTTGGATATTCGTGCGCAAGGGATGAAGTTTGCAAACCCAAATCAAAATGAATGTGAAGTGCGCATTGACAATATGGACAAAGCCACCCGCGATTATATCCTGACAGAAACCAGCCCATTTAACCTAAACCGCACACCAAAGCGTTTGATTATTGAGGCTGGCCGCCAATCCTATGGCACTACCATTATTTTTACGGGTGACATTACTGCTAGCGACGTGAGCCAGCCGCCAGATATTGGCGTTACGCTTAAGGCGTTGACTGGAAACTTCAAAAAGGGTGACGTTATTTCTCGCAGCAAGGGTAGCCAATGCAGCCTAAAAACCATTTGTCAAGGCGTCGCTGGCGACATTGGGGCAACGCTTGATTTTCAGGCCAAAGACAAAAATATTTCCAATTATTCCTACACGGGCGGGGCATTAAAGCAGCTAAACTCTTTGCAGGATTCAGGCGATTATGACGTTTATCTGAATAACAATGTGCTGGTTGTCAAGGATAGGAATGTGCCATTGAACAACAGGCTGCGCATCCTCAATCTGGACACCGGCATGATCGGCATTCCTGAGCTTACCGAACAGGGATTGAAGGTCACTTTTCTATTGGATAACCAGACAGAAATTGGCGGGGCCTTGGAGGTCACAAGCCAGATTTTCCCGTCCATAAATGGCAAATATGCTATATATAAATTGGGCTTTGATATAGCTTCCCGCGATGTGCCGTTTTATTATATTGCCGAATGTAAGAGGATTTCAGCATGAGTAATGCCAATCCATCACAAAACCCATCCAACTATGGGACGCTCACAGGCCTATTCCGTGAGGCGATGGACAAGATGATCGCTGGCGTGGACGGTATGCTGCCAGCCCGCGTTATTAGCTATAATAGAGCCACAAACAGGGCACAAGTGCAGCCGCTTATTATGCTAGTCACAACAAACAACGAATCTGTAGCCCGCGCACCGGTGGCAAGCGTGCCTGTTTTCCAATTCGGTGGCGGCGGCCACATTCTAAGCTTTAATATAAACGCGGGCGATTTGGGCTGGATTAAGGCAAATGATCGGGATATTTCCCTGTTCTTGCAATATTTTACGCAATCAGCCCCAAATACTTGGCGCAAGCATTCTTTTCAGGATGCGGTTTTTATCCCAGACCCGATGCGGGGATACACCATAGCTGAGGAAGATCAATCAAATTGTGTCCTGCAAAACCTTGATGGCAGTGTGAAAATATCTTTAAGCGCTGACACTATCAAGATTGCCGCTCCCAATGTGGAGATTGTGTCAGAAAACTTTACCCACAACGGCACAAATGTGGGCGATACTCATGTGCATGGCGGGGTTCAATCCGGTGGCAGCAACACGGGGGTTCCGGTATGACACAAACATTTTCAAGCGATGAAAACAACGATTTGTTCATAGCAACAGATGGCAACTTGTCTATTTCAGATGGTCTAGATGCTGTTTTATTTGCTTGCCAGACTGCCGCACAAGCCCAGCTTGGCGAGATGGTGCTGGCTATAGATAAGGGTGTGCCGAACTTTCAGACCATATGGCGCAGCTCTGGAAATCTTGCGCAATTTGAGGCATACTTGCGAGCGACACTGGCGGCGGTTGACGGTGTGCGCGAAATCACACAATTAACCACACAAATTGTGGATAACAGCGTGTCGTATCAGGCAACGATTGTAACTAATTTTGGAGCGGGGCAGATAAATGGCTAATTATAACTATGTCCAATCCTCCGGCGTTATCATACCCGATACCGCAACGCTCCTGACCGATGTTCAAAACGAATATAAGGCAGCTTTTGGTGCAGACCTTATTGTGACACCGGACACTCCGCAAGGCGTTTTAATTACGGCCGAAACCTTGGCCCGCGATAATGTGGTGCGCAATAATGCTGCACTTGCTAATCAAATCAACCCAAACCAAGCTGGGGGCATTTTCCTTGATGCGATTTGTGCGCTTACGGGATTAAACAGATTTGCCGCTACCAGATCAACGGTTGCAGCTAACCTAACGGGGGTTGCTTCCACAGCCATACCTGCGGGCACGCGTGCGCAAACCAGCGCGGGTGATGTATTTGAGACTGTATCGTCTGTGGTTATCGGTTCCGGCGGCACAGTAACGGCTAATTTCCAATCTGTGGAGTTTGGCCCTATCCCTGCGCTGGCTGGTGAGCTAACCCAAATTGTTGATGGCATACTTGGCTGGGAAACCGTCACCAATCCATCCAATGCAACGCTTGGCACAACCGAACAAAGCGACGAGAGCTTGCGCGTGTTGCGCCGCAATACATTGGCGCTGCAAGGCACAAATACCGCTGCCGCTGTCTCATCCCGTGTCAATGCCGTGGATGGGGTTAAAAGCCTAGCCTTTAGAGAAAACATTGCCAGCACGACCCAAACAATCGATGGCGTTAGCATGGTGGCACATTCTATTTTTGTGTGCGTTGATGGCGGCACCGATGAAAACGTGGCACTGGCTCTTTTGCAAACCAAGCCAGCCGGAATTAACTGGAACGGTGACACAGAGGTAGAGGTTACAGACCCAACCAGCGGCCAGATTTATGACGTGAAGTTTAAGCGCCCAACCGAAATAACCATCAACATTCGCGCAACTGTGCGCGTGGGCGTGTCAACCAGTGACCCAACAGATACCATCAAAGAGGCGTTACTTGCCTATGCAAATGGTGAACTAACAGACGAGCCGGGCTTTGTTGTCGGTGGTGATGTAAGCGCCTTTGAGTTATCTGGCGCAATCAATCGTTTGCAGCCATCTATCTATGTGAAAAAGATCGAGATTTCAGATGATGGCGGCTCAAGCTGGACGACTGATGAAATAACAATTTCTATTGAGGAGGTGGCAAGAACAAATCTGGCTGCCATCACAGTGGTGATTGAGTGATGAACAAGCAGCTTTTTGACTTCTCCGTGGATTTGATGCAAGCGATCTTGTGGCAATATAATGATGCCACCCGCTTGCAATCCCTATTGGAGCAAAAACAAGCATGGTTTGATGAAAATCAAAAAGACTTTTGGCAAAACTGGTATAACGATGTCTTTAATCTGCAAACCTGCAATGATTTTGGGTTAGCCGTTTGGGCTATCATTCTTGAGCTTCCCATCATCATTCAATCCACCCCAGTGGAGCCTAGCCGCCCGACTTGGGGTTTTAGCACGCCACACCGCAACTTTGACCGCGGCAATTTTTTTAGCGGCTCAAGCGGCGCACAGGTCATATCCCCAGCAGATGCACGGATTGCGCTGCGGCTGCGCTATTATCAGCTAACCACCCGCGCCAGTGTGACCGAATTAAACAGCTTATTGGCCGATGTATTTGCCGACTATGGATTGGTTTTTGTGCAAGACAATCTGGATGCCAGCATCACATACATATTCACATTTACACCCAGCGCAGAATTAATTACCGTGATGGCTGCTAATGATTTGTTTGTGCGTCCGGCTGGTGTTTCTGTTAATTATGAACTGGTCTATTTTGTTTTCAATGGCATTGAGCAGGTTTATAATCTGGATGAGCCTGTTATTGTGAGCGGAGGTTAATAAATGGAAAAGTTTTTTGCGGTTCCTTTTGCTGTTGCTGGCAACAAAACAGACGTTCCTAATGCGGCTGCGATTGATGGCTCTGTGAGCTTCACGCAGGGCTATCCTATCGGGTATCAGCAAGACCCCGATATTGACCCACTGACCGCCAAAGACATTGAGCGCAATAAGTTTAATGGATTGCTGTATAACATGACCAAGGCATTGCAGGAGCTTCAAGCTCATGCTGTGCCTGACTTCATCACCTCAGCCATGAATGAGGGCACCCCGTGGAGCTACAGCAAGCAAGATTTGGTGCGCTGGAACAACGGTGTTGAAACACTCACCTATGAAAGCCTTGTGAACAGCAACACTAGCTTGCCAAGCGACACAACCAAATGGCGGCAGTTTGGGCAGTCTCAATTCGCAACCGGTATGGTTCAAGATTATATTGGAAACACATTGCCATCTGGTTGGATTTGGCCGGATGGGAAAACGGTAGGAAATTCCACCTCAAATGCCACCAATCGAGCAAATTCAGATACCTATGATCTATTTGTTTTAATTTGGAATTCATACAGCAACGCGCTAAATCCAATTTATAACAGTGATGGCAGTCCCAGCTCGCGTGGTGCTAGCGCGGCAGCAGACTGGGCAGCCAATAAAGCCATTACTGTAACTGACTTACGCGGCATCAACAGGTTTGGTCGCGACGACATGGGCGGCACCGCTGCAAATCGTGTAACAACCGCTGGCTCAGGTATTAGCGGCATTACATTGGGCGCATTTGGTGGTTCAGAAACAGTAACATTATCAAGCTCACAGATTCCTGCACACACACACGCCGCAGGAACGTTGGTAACAAACACCACCGGCAACCACGCTCATACTCTAACTGCTTATTCTGGCTCTGGCCCTGATAGCGGGCAGGTGGCAACTGGTGGCAGCGGTAGCTCGACACCAACGGTTACTACAAGCACAGCAGGCAACCACTCTCACACTTTAACAGGCAACACTGCTCAAAACTTTGGAGGGGGGGTAGCTCATAAGAACATGCCGCCGGGCAGATGCGTGAATGTTCTGGTTAAGCTGTAATTTTATTGCTTCAATATAGGTTAAGATCATGATAGATTTTACAGCAACTCCACAAATCGAAATTGAGGACGAAAGAAGGGATGCGCAAATGGTTGGTGCTGGCTTAAATGTTGAGAATGAGCGCCGCCTTGCTATCTTGGAAACCGACTTAAAGCACTTTCAGCAACAACTTGTTAACCTCAGGGGCGAAGTGCATAGCATGAACACGGCAATTAACAGCGGATTTGAGCGCGTCAATTCTAATATCCAAGCCTTATTGATTGGGCAAGCATCGACAAAAGGCGAGAAAGAGGGTGCCGGATTTGTCGTTCATGCCGCTTATATTGCCGTGAGCATCGCAACCGGTGTTGCCGGATTTGTCGTCGCCTTAAGGTCATTTGCCAGTTAAAGAGGGATAGCATGGGCCAAACAGCAAAGCGTCGGAGATTATACAATGAACAATCCGGCCTTTGCGCCTACTGCTTTAACCGAATGACAATGAGGCTGGGTTATGACAACACCTGCACGATTGACCATGTGGTGCCGAAGTCTAAAGGCGGAGATCATGGCCTTATTAACTCGGTGGGTGCTTGTGCCGACTGCAACCACACAAAATCAGACCACGGCATCGTCCAATTTTTATTGCGCCGCAAACAATATCAAATGAAGGCTGCCGCATGAGAAATAATCTCCCAGAAAAATATAAATGGCTGTCACGGGAAACTGGGCCAATTATTTTGCGTGAAGCGCTGGCGCTTTATGGCGTGCGCGAGACGGCGGGGCCAGCATCAACGCCGGAGATCATCAAGTGGGCCGAGGAGATTGGCTTTAAACTCTTGGGCATCACCTACAAGGACGACAGCATTGCATGGTGCGGGCTGTTCATGGCGGTGGTTGTTAAGCGTGCCGGTCATTCTCTGCCCAAAATCCCTGTGCGGGCCTCTAGCTGGGCCGAGTGGGGCGATTATTCCGACACGCCGATGCTGGGTGACGTTTTGGTGTTTACGCGCAAGGGCGGCGGCCACGTTGGGCTTTATGTGGGCGAAGATAAAGAGGCCTATCATGTGCTTGGTGGAAACCAATCCGACAGCGTTTGCATCACCCGCATTGCCAAATACAGGCTTACAGCCAGCCGCCGCACCCCGTGGCGTATCGCACAGCCCCGTAACGTGCGGGTCATACAGCTTGAAAACACCGGCGCTTTATCTGATAATGAGGCATAGGGCAACGGTGCCCGCCACAAAACGGAGATAAAATCATGGAACTACAAACCGCAGTTGGCGCAGTCGTGCGCACCCTCGTTGCCAGCGCTGGCGGCTCTTTTGTTGCCAATGGCCTGATTACTCAAGATCAACTCACCACCCTGAGCGGCGCCGCCGTTGTTGTGGTTGTGCTGGTTTGGTCGCTCATCCAGAAGAAGCTGGCGGCTAAATAATGGGCGCTGCCATCATCATGCTTGGCCTGATGATATTGGGAATGGGTGCCGTGCTTTGGTATGGCATCCAATCCAAAGTCGCGGGCGCAGATAGTGAACGAAAGAAACAGTTGGAGGTCGCACTAAATGAAATCAGCCGCGCTCGTATCGCTCGCAATAATGCTGGCAAGCTGCCAATCGACAGCGACCCCAACAACCTCGACAGTAAGCTGTGAGGCCTTCCAGATCATCAAATACCACGGCGGCACGTCTGAAACACGGGGCAAGCCAGATACGTTCAACCTGATTGACACGGCATCCACAATAGCCCAAATTAAGGGCCACAACGAGGTTTACAAAGAGTTGTGCGATTGATTTATTTGACGCGGGGGTGCCAGATGGCGAGGCGTTCGGCTCATAACCGCAAGAAAGGCGGTTCAATTCCGCTCCCCGCAACCAAAATCAATTTTGCGTGGATGGCTTTTATTTGCTTATTGCGTATGAATTGCCTTAGAAACATTCGCCCCATATCAAAAATGCTGGCGCGAGTAAAAATCATGAAAAAATAATGTCAAAACTTCTTTTTATTGTAGGCCATGCTCTTTTTTAATGGGTCAAGGCGCTTGAAAAACAATTCGAGCCTTTCTGCATCTGGCCCTATCTCTTTTATTTTCCGACGCACATAGGACGGGTCATAACCGCACATATCCATCACATCATTAAAGATTCCACCGGAAACGTTACCAGTAAGAAAGCCGTGGGAAATCGTATATGAATGTATGACCAATATGATGAGAACGCCTCATGTATCGTAATGACAAACTACTCAAGGTGCTTAGACAGGCACCTTGCCAACACTGTGGGAAACAAGATGGAACAATCGTTGCGGCGCACTCCAACCAGCTTAGGGATGGCAAAGGACGTGGCATCAAGGCACATGACTACCGCACGGCAAGTCTATGCTACGGGTGTCACATGGAACTCGATCAGGGCAAGAACCTATCTAAAGCTGACAGGGAAGAGCTATGGGAAAACGCCCATCGGAAGACGGTAGGCTGGCTGTTTGAGAATGAAAAAGTCGGCATTAAGTAAATTATTTGCTTGACAAACACTATAGATTGACAGGTGTTAAGAATTTATGCTATATTTAGTGTGTCAGTCCCCTTACTTA